AGGAAATGATGCCTGACTGCCCAGTCGGGCAGTTCCAGGTCGTCTATATCTGTCAAATTACTTCTCCGTTTGATTGGCGAAGAAGTAACAAATACGACATTAAAAGGCAAGGGCCGCATATATGCGGCCCTTTCCCGTACTTATAGTGCTTATAAATTACCCTGCTGCTTTGCGCTTTCTTGGCTTTGCTCGTCCGCGCGATTTGGCCTTTGGCATTACTGGCTTGTATGCTTCGCCGTGTTTTTTTGCCGCACCAGTGTTCAAAACTCCAGTGATGTTGATATGAAACGAACCTTCATCGCCGACCTGGATGTCGAACTGTTCGCCATGTTCCCCGCCCTCGCCGCCGCGATAAACCAGCGCGTCGACGGAACAATCGTATATTTCCGCCAGCTTTAAAATGGTGCTGGCCCCCGGGTCCACCTCACCACGCTCGTACCGTCGATACGCCGCCGACGACATCTCGAGCTTGCTTGCCACCACGTCTCCAGTCCAGCCTGCTTTTTCGCGGGTCCGGCGGAGACTTGTGGCAAGGTCAAGTTTAGTTGCCATTCTTCTTCTCCCTAAAAATTGCTTTATGCTTCAAGAGCGTCGTGTGTTCGATCAAAAGCCAGTGGCTCATCTGTGTCTATCCAGTCTCTCCCCCCAGACAAACTTTCGAATACCTCTGTGTGCTCGACTGCAATCGTCTCAAACAGATCGGCAAGACCCGCAACCACTTCTATGTAACGATACATAGTCTTGCGCGTCGGCAGCCAGTAGGTTGTGTCGTCCCTGCTCACATAGTCAGCGTGGCCTATAGAACGCAGTTCCGTCAGCCACTCAACCACGACACTCCTCGGCGATGTCAGCAAGTTGGTGAGTGTGTCGAGGGTGTGTGGATCGTCCCACACCCATCCGGCTGCGATCGCCTGGATGAGCAGAGACCAATTCGGGTTCCGCCTTACGCACTTGATTAGGTCTTCGCTTGCGAACCCGCCTACGAGCCGTGTGGCGCAGACCGGCGCGAAACGATAGTACGCCGGGGTCTGTCGCTTGGTCCGTGGGATATCAACACCTGGAAAACGAAAGTAAGACCTCAACATTGGCTTTAATCTGGCGTCCATAAGCGGGTCGAACGCTCGCCGGCCAGCCCCCCCGAGATTACTGAGGGCGTACACGTTGCCAGCCATATTTTCCTCCCTTATCAATCTGATTTTAATATGCCTCAAACGGCCTCATTATGCCGTCTTTGTTGCAAACGTCAAACTGAGGCGTTGATTATATCGGGAAAGGTCCGTAAATCGTCGGATAGAAAAACAGAAGTTTTGTTCGATGAAAGAAGACGACATCCATATTTCGATTGTCGAATGGTTTGCAGTGGCGAAGCCGCCGGGCGCGCAGATGATCCACGTTCCCAATGAGTCCTGGAAGAGCAACGTTGCCTGGCGCATGAAGCAAAAGCGAATGGCGGTGCGTGCCGGCGCACCGGACCTGATGGTGTTCTGTCCGATGGACGCATGGAAATGGACGTTTCACTACGCGCCGGTCTTCCTCGAAGTGAAGACCGCTAAAGGTGTCGTCAGCCCGAATCAGCGCCAATGCATCAAGGACTTGATCGCCGCTGATTGTCACGTCCACATCGTTCGATCGATCGACCAGGCGGATGAGTGTCTAACAAAGTACATGGAGCTTCGCGTTGTCGGGCGTGCCTGATACCCATCTCAAAGTCTTCCACCCGAACTCGATCGTGAAGTTTCGGGGCAGGCGCGGCTGGTCGGTGAAGGCTTGCGCCGACGCTGTCGGCTGCGACGAGTGGTCGGTGAGAAATCTCGAGATGGGCCATACCAACCTGCACGACAAATACATCGAGATGTTTTGTTCCGCATTCCACTGCAGCCGGGCCCAGTTACTGGCGCCGTGCTGGTCGCCGCGCAATGCCGGCATCAAGCGCAAGCGCAGCAACCGCAATCTGCAGAAGGGCCGTGGTGCCAACCGCTGGGCCGGTCGTCTAACGATCCCCAAAAATGCCGACCCGCTGGTCAAAAACGTGTTTGAACTGATGAACTCGCAACGCCGGATGATCGTCGATATTGCCGCGAGGTCTGGCGTCACGCGGAGCACCATCTCGAGTTGGCGCTACGACCGTCAGCCGACGGTCGCCAACCTGCGGGCGGTGGTGAACACGCTGGGCTACGAATTGGTGCTGCAAAAACGGGATGAGACTTGAATGAAATCCGGCACATCGATTTATGCAGCGGGATTGGGGGGTTCGCACTCGCCGCACGCTGGGCCGGAGCCGCGACAGGCAGAGATGTTCGCACCATTGCCTTCTGTGAAATCGACCCCTTCTGCCAGGCCGTCCTCGGACATCACTGGCCAGGAGTGCCTATCTACGACGACATTAAAACCTTCGACTACGAAGGGGGATGCGATCTCCTCACCGCAGGCTACCCGTGTACCCCTTTCTCCGTTGCCGGGAAGCAGAAAGGCGCGGAAGATGACCGTCACCTCTGGCCGTATGTGTTTGAAATCGTTAAGCGCAAAAGACCCGCTTGGTGCCTTTTTGAAAACGTTACTGGTCACATCACGCTGGGGCTCGACGAGGTGCTACTTGACCTGGAAAACGAAGGCTACGCCGCAAGGCCGGTTGTTATTCCAGCTTGCGCCCTCGATGCCCCGCACCGGAGAGACAGAGTGTGGATTGTTGCACACGCCTACAGCGCAAGCGAACCAGGCGGCACCATCAATGCGGGGCCGAGATCGGGGGAGTTGGTGGCGCACTCCAGACGCACATTGCGGACGAGGAGCCAGTTCAAAGGAAAGAATGAAAATGAAGTTGGAGAAGGGTATGCCAATCAGTATCAACGATCAAGTGGCACATCCGAATCTAATGTGGTCGACTCCAGTACAGGACGATGTACATCACAGGAAACAGAAGTACAGTCAGGGAGGTACAGCTCTTTCGACTCAAGCTGGTGGCAGTCTGAACCCCGAGTGGGTCGCGTGGCTCATGGGATACCCAACCGGGTGGCTCAGCTCCGTGCCCTGGGGAACTCGATTTTGCCACAAGTCGCGGCAGAAATAATGGAAGCAATGTTCAGAAACTGGGAAGGAGCCAGCAAATGACCCGATGTAGCCGCTGCCAACAAATGTGCAGCCCGATCGAGGTACACGGCCACACACAGTGCAATGTCTGTGGAAGCGTGATGGAAGAGTGTTGCCAGGGCGAGACCGCCTGCAAGCCCCCAGAGCGGCGAGAGGACGAAGGCGGCGATGCTGTGGTATGATTGTAACCAGGAAGCCCCTAAGTGCTCTGTACGGGCCTCTGAGGCGGTTCTGTGATAGTCCGACCCCGCCAGCTAGAGGTGCTCGAGTACATCAATGAGTACTGGCTTGCCCACGAGCAGGGCCCGACCGGGCGTGAGATCTCGGCGAAGTTTGGCTGGGCGCAGGGCTCGGAGCAGTTCCACCTCAAGATTCTACGTGAGACCGGGATGCTGGTGCGAGTGCCTGGGCGTGAACGAGACCTGCGTGTGACGGAAGAAGGGACTGACGCACTGGACAACATGCTACTTGCCAGGTCGATCGGGGTAGAGATTGGCATCGAGTTCGCGGACAGTGGCCTGATACGATACCGGAGTGAGGGTACCGATGATTAGCCCCGACGGCATCCTGCTGTTTGGCGAACTCAAGGCGTTCGATGACTACATGGAGAGTGAGCTGCTGCGGGAGCGATTGGGTGCGCGCCTCGAGGGCACACTCGAGCAGGCTGTGGATAACTTAAAAAGTCTGGGATTGGTGGAAGAGCTACATATAGCTAGAGCTAAACATAGCTATACAGTAGCTAAGAAAGCTACGTCAAGCCCTAAGCTAAATGAAGACCTAACTAATACTTATACTTACTTTAAGCTTAATGTAGCTGTAGCTATACGTAGCTGTCGAATGAAAGCTCCGCCAGATCCAGCGATGGTGCTGCGTACTCTGCGAAAGGCTATCGCACCGAAAAACTTCAACGCACGTTATCGAGAGGTGGTCCAGGGCAAGCGCGCCCGACGCGATCCCATCGTGGAAGCCGGCAAGAGACTGAACCCTCAGGATCGTGCGGATTACTGGCGTGCAATCGGCAAGATGGATGACGATGAGCGAGACGCTTACAGAGATCGACTTACACAACCTGCTGCTCACAGCGGCTGAAACGGAGCGCCGGTTGCCGCCGGCGATGCGCAAGGCACGCAAGGCGTGGTGGCCGGATACGCTACCGGAGTGGCTCGCCTACCCCGACGAGCAAGTCTACATGCGGCTCGGTGCGGCGACCAATGAGCAGGTCAGTGCGTATGACCTGGCAATTCGTGTGGTGCTGGTGCAGGACGAGGTGCGCGATAGACAGCTGCTGTGGGCGGTGGCGCACAGTGCAGCGTTTCGAGCACGCGGGCCGGCATGGCGCAAGATCGCAAAACTGCGGCGCCTCGATCGGCGAACCATCAAGCGACAGTACCATCAGGCGTTGGCTAACACCGTGCGAAAGTGGAATAGACAGTGCAGTCTCGCCGCGTCAGCTTCGTAGAGGCGTCTACAAATGTAGTGCTTGGGATTGTGCTCGCCTGGGCCGTTACTTTTGTGGTCTTCCCCTGGTTTGGCTACGTCGCAGTGTGGGACAAAGCACTAGGCATCTCGCTAATATTCACAGCCGTTAGTTTGGTGAGAAGCTATCTGCTGCGCCGGCTCTTCAATCGGTTCGAGCAATCCCAGCACTTCGGTGCTTTTTGACAAGCGTTACCGATGTTACCGATGTTACCGATTATCCGTCTATCAGTCCCACGAGAACCTGCACACATATATGTAAGCGGATAGAGAAAGATCGGTTTCATCGGTTCGAGGCCACTTGTTTCTGTGGCAGGCGTTAGCGGCCGGTTTCATTTGGTGTTGCGAATGACCTCAAAACGTGACGTAGCTTTGTAGGCTATGTGTTCCTACGACCTTTGACGAACACCAAACCACGCGGACACCTCCCCTCGCGTGGTTTTTTGTGGTGCGTTTCCTCTCCGTTTCGCACCTCGGGGTGCCGTTGCCCTCCCTGCGGCACCCCAGCCATTTGACCCTGGACCGGAGCAGCCCGGATAGCGACCGAGCGCGTAGAGGGTAAGCCGTGGGCTCGAGCGGCATCGGTGCCGAGTTAATGTTGCCTGCGCCACGGTAAGGGGGATCGTAGGCCCCCACTTTCTCTGGAGTGACAATGGCTGGACGACTGAACAAGAAGAAGCTCCTGCGCATCTGTGATGAGTTGGCGAAGGGCAAGAGCCTGCGCTCGATTTGCGACAACGACGACAGCCAGCCGCACTGGGTCACGGTGCTGCAGGCGGTGCAGCGCGACGAGGACTTGTATGAGATGTATGCGAAGGCTCGTGCGATCGGTGCCGAGGTGTTGGCAGATGAGATGCACGACCTGGCACGACAGCCATTGCCGACGGACCTGGACCCACGTCACATGAATGCCGAGGTGCAGCGTCGCAGGCTCGAGGTGGATACACTCAAGTGGACATTTGCCAGACAACAGCCTCGCGGTGTCCGGCACAAGAAGGAAGACGTCGATGCTCAAGGTGGCACGACGGTGCTGGTATGGGGTGGCGGTGATGATGAAGCAATGCCACCGAAGCAGAGCGCGGACGTATTAAAGCTGGTGAAGAGCGATGCCGAAGAAGGGTGAGTACTCGAGCAGCGCAAGCAAACGCAGCAAGCAGCAGCGGGCATACAACAGCAAGCCAGGCTCGAAGAAGGACAGAGCAAGCCGCAACGCAGCACGGGCCAAGATGAAAGCGAAGGGCAGTGGCTCCGATGTAGATCATCGCGACGGCAACCCACGCAACAATGCACGCGGTAACCTGCGGCTGCTGAGTAAGAGCACCAACAGGGCGAGGTACTAACGATGCCGAAGAAGAAGCGTAACCCAGTTGCCAAGCAGTTGAGCCGTAAGCGCTACCGACCACGGGTAGTCAAGTCGGGTAAGGCGTACTCAAGGAAGAAGCGGTAGTGGTTTGCCGGAGTTTTAGTGGCGGCGCGACGCATATCATTTCGCGCGAGGCCGGCGCAGTTGCGTCTCATCCGCAGCTACCCCCAAAGCTTTTTCTATTTTTGTGCGTGAGTTGCGCGCAACTTCAGCTAACTCATTGATACATATGCGCTGACCTGGTGGCTGCTGACCTGTTGGGTCGACGGAGACATTTATTTTTCTGAGGCGCCGACCCCCCGTACACCCCAAAACTTGGGCGCCGGTTGCTATAGCGATTATGTAGGTTTTGAATGGAGCCACTCACACACACTGAGGTCGTCTACTCTGCATTCACATTCCGCTCCCAGCGTGACAGCTACGCGCTGATGGTAGTCGTGGACGGCTTCGAGGACGCGGAGCAGGCACAGTCGCATCTCGAGGCGTTCATGCCGCTACTGACGATGGAAGCTTCCTCGACGGTGCATTAGGCGTGCAAGTAACGATACCTTACACGCCGCGCCCCTTGCAGGCGCGACTGCACCAGGAGCTTACCAAGCATCGCTGGTCTGTGGTCGTGTGCCACCGCAGATGGGGCAAGACGGTCGCGGCAATCAATCATCTACTGCGCGACGCCGTGCTGTGTCAGAAGCAGTCACCGCGCTTTCACTACATAGCGCCCACCTACCGAATGGCGAAACAGGTAGCGTGGGATTATGTACACCAGTTTGCCGGCGCCATACCGGGGGTGAAGTTTAACGAGACGGAGTTGAGGTGCGACCTGCCCAATGGCGCCAGGCTATCGCTTCTCGGTGGCGATGATCCTAGCAGGCTCCGTGGGATTTACAGTGACGGGATTTGCATAGACGAAACCGCGGACATGCCCGAGAGCGTATTCCCCGAGGTGCTCCGGCCGGCGTTGGCCGATCGCGGCGGTTACGCAATATTTATTGGTACACCACGCGGGCACAACGCTTTCTTTGATTACTGGCAGCTGGCTGCCGAGGAGAAGGGTTGGTATCGGGTGATGTTCAAGGCATCCGAGACCGCGATACTTGCACCGGAGGAACTCGAAGCGGCGCGTGGTGCCATGACGCCGGAGCAGTACGACCAGGAATTTGAGTGCTCCTTTATCGCAGCGGTGCCCGGCGCCATATTCGGCAGGGAGCTACAGGCGATCGAGGAGAAGGGGCAGGTCACCCACGTCCCGCATGACCCGGGAGTTCGGGTGGATACCTATTGGGATCTGGGGATTGGAGACGCCACCAGCATTTGGTTTACACAGTCGGCAGGCCGAGGCGCACTACATGTCATTGATTTTTTTGAAGCACGCGGCGAGGGCTTGCCGTTTTATGCGCGTGTCCTGGATGAAAAGGGTTACCTCTACGGCACGCACAACGCACCGCATGACATCGAGGTGCGAGAGATGGGCACCGGCAAAAGCCGCCGGGAAGCGGCATGGGATTTAGGAATTAATTTTAGGGTCGTTCCCAAGCTCCCGATCGAGGATGGACTGCACGCAGGCAAGCTGCTGATACCGCGGTGTTGGTTCGATGCCGACAACTGCAAGCAGGGGCTCGACGCGCTGCGCTTTTATCATCGCGCTTACGACGAGCGCAATCGCACGTTCCGCACCAGCGTCGTGCATGACTGGAGTAGTCACGCGGCCGATGCCTGGCGCTACTGCGCAATAGGTTTGCGGGAGAGCCCCCTCGGGGGAACGCCACCGCAGGCAGTCGCACACACGGCCTACAACCCGCTACAGAATTATGAAGACCAGCCGGTGCTGGGATAGGAGAAGGTTATGGGATTTTTGATGCCGAAGCAGCCGGATATAAAGATGCCGGCAATACCACCGCCTCCACCGCTCCCGCCGGTGGCAGCGGTTTCCGCCCAGGGTGGCGAGGAAGAGAAAACCAAGGAAAGACTGAGAAGGAAAAAGGGCATTAGCTCGACCGTTCTCACGGGGCTGCTGCCGGAACAGGTGCCGGTCACTACCCCTCACCTGTTATCACCAGCCACCTCAAGCACAGGATAAAACCAATGAGCGGAGCAGTAAGTGCCGTCAAAAAGATCGCTGCAAAGGTTGTAGGGCCGGACGAAAAGCCGGCCCCCGTAGAGCAGATCAAGAAGATCGCGCCAAAGATCACCCCCGCCGGCGCCACCGCAATCGGCGAGGAGCCCGGCGAGGGCTCCCCGGTCACCAGCAAGGCGAAAAAGAAAAAGCCGACCCCATACGATCCCGTACTGACAACTCCTTACGGCGATATAGGGACGGCGCCGGTGGCGAAGAAAACATTGCTGGGGGCCTAGATGCCTGCAGATAAAACTGCCGTCACGTTAATGCGCAGACTGGACCGGCTCCAGGAACAGCGCTCGACCTGGGAAGCGCACTGGCAGGAAATCGCTGACTTCATGCGCCCACGCAAGGCCGACATCACCAAGAAATCGCAGACGCCCGGCGCCAAGCGCTCGGAACTAATCTACGACGGCACCGCAATCAACGCCGCGGAACTACTGAGTGCGTCCCTGCATGGCATGTTGACCAATATGTCGACCCCGTGGTTCAGCCTGCGTTTTACCAACCCTGAGTTGAACGACGACGACGAGGCCAAGGAGTGGCTCGAGTTGACCGAGGGGGTGATGTACCAGGCGTTCCACCGCTCCAACTTCCAGGAACAGATCCACGAGTTGTACGACGACCTGATATTGTTTGGCACCGGCGTCATGCTGGTGGAATCCGACCCCGACACGACGTTCCGTTTTTCCACCCGACACATTGCCGAGTGTTTCCTCGCGGAAGACCAGAAGGGTCGTGTCGACACGGTGTACCGGAAGTTTCGTATGTTTGCCCGCGCTGCCATCAATCAGTTTGGCGCCGACAACGTAAGTCAGAAGATACTCAAGACCGAGGAACGCGACCCCTACGATCAGGTTACCATCGTGCATGTGGTCATGCCGCGCGACGATCGCGACAAAGGCAAGATCGACAAGATCAACAAACCGTTCGCGAGCTACTACCTCGACCCCGAGGAGCGCAAGGTACTCTCGGAGAGCGGCTTTGACGAACTCCCGTACGTTGTACCCAGGTGGTTGAAATCCTCGTATGAGCTTGGGTACGGACGATCACCTTCCATGAATGCCCTTTCCGATACCAAAGTCTTGTCGAAGATGTCGGAGATCACACTCCGCGCTGCGCAAAAGCAGATCGACCCTCCACTGCTCGTGCCGGACGATGGCTTCATGCTGCCGATCCGAACCGTGCCCGGCGGGCTCAACTTCTATCGATCGGGAACACGCGACCGCATCGAGCCCCTGAACATTGGTGCCAACCAGCCGCTCGGCCTCAACATGGAAGAGCAACGTCGCAACGCGATACGACAGGCGTTCTATGTCGACCAGCTGATTATGAGCCAGGGTCCGCAGATGACTGCGACGGAAGTGTTGCAGAGGACAGAAGAAAAGATGCGCCTGCTCGGCCCCGTGTTGGGTCGCCTGCAGGCGGAATTGTTGCAGCCGTTAATCGGCCGGTGCTGGAATATTATGCTCCGAGCGGAACTGCTGCCCGAGGCGCCGCCGGATCTGGCGAGCGATCGCATCGAAATCGAGTATGTGTCACCCCTTGCAAAAGCACAGAAACAATCCGAAGTGCAGGGCGTGGTGCGCATGATCGAAATGATGCAGCCGATCGCTTCCCTCGATCCCGCAGCCCTCGA